TTCAAAAAGGATCACCTCGAGCGCGCGTGCTTCCTCATCACCGCCTGCGGCCTGCGCATCGTGCCGACCACCGAGCAGACCTATGAGGAAGAGGACATCTACGCCCTTCGCCGGCTCGCGCTTCGCGGCATCGGGCACATCACACCGAGGGGGCGGGAATGAACTTCTACACCGAATTGATCCGCCGCCATAACTGGCCCCCTCAGTGGCAAACACGCATGCAGACACAGGCGCAGATAGCGAACGACGCGCGGTCAGAGAAGCAGCGCCAGAGGGCCATCGACCTATCGGAATCAGCGCCGGCCAAGGCTGTCGAGGTCGCGGATGTGGTCGAGATGATGCGGAGGCCTTGGTGAGCGTGAGCCTTCGTTGCTTTTTTGGCAGACACGCATATGTCGTCGCCAGGCAGATCAACCCAGGCACGCGGAAGGTTGCGTGCATGCGTTGCGAGCGCACATGGGCGATGCATGACGCCACCCGCACGTTTGTGCCGTGGGACAGCGAGATTGAAGCCATGTACGACGATGGTGGGCCGCTTGACCCGCGTACTGATCAGCGCTACGGGGGCCGCGCATGAGCCTGGAACTGTCCACCTTCGATTTCATCGCCGCACTGCACGGCAAGCCTGGCGAACTCGACGCCTGGCTTGAGGCGCACAACGAAGCCGAAGTGCGCGCCGCCATCCTTGCCTACGGCAGGGCGCAGCGCGAGCGGTGTGCTGTGGTGTGCGCTGAAACGTGGGAGCGCAAAAGCATCAGGGCCGGCGTCTTCAAGAACCAATACGAAAGCGGCGAACTGGACGCTCTAGACGTTGCTGAACAGGCCATCCGCTGCCTTCCAGACATGGAGCCGCAGCTATGAGCCTGCAACTGTCCATCTTCGATGACGCACCACCGCCAGCAGCAAGGCGCCGCGACCCCGACACAAGCCACGCCGCAGCGGCCAGCGCGAAGGAACTGCAAGGCGAACACCACCGCACGATCCTCGCCTGCCTTGAGCAGTACGGCTGTCTCGGTAAGGACGGTATCGCAGCCCGCGCCAGGCTGACTTCGTATCAAGTCTCCAAGCGTCTGTCAGAACTTGCCCGTACTGGGCAGATTGTCGAAACCGGGCGAACGGTGCCGAGCACTGCCGGTCGGCAGGAACGCGAATGGAAGCGCTGCTGCGATGGCCGGTGAGTGGATCAAGATGCGCGGCAACCTTTGGGACGATCCGCGCATCGCCAGGGTATGCGACCTGACAGGCGGGCAAGAGGCGTGCGTGATCGGCGCGCTGTACTGGCTTTGGGCTACCGCCGACCAGCACACAGAAGACGGCTGCATGCCTGGTCTGTCTCTTCAGCAGATCGACCGCAAGACAGGTGTTAAAGGCTTCGCAGCAGCGCTGGTCGATATCGGCTGGCTTGTCGATGACACACAAGGTGTGGTGATCCACCACTTCGAGGAACACAACGGCGCATCGGCCAAGAAACGCGCGCAGACAGCCAGACGAGTGGCGTCTTTCCGTGACCGTAACGAAGAAGAAACGCCCGATGAAGAGGCATGTAACGCATCAAGCGTTACGGAAGCGTTAGCTAGAGAAGAGAAGAGAAGAGAAGAAGAAACAGATGCTTCTAAGGAACTGCATTTGGTGCCATCGGCGAAAACGCCGACGCCACCCCCCGCTTTTGTTGGCGACAGGAATCTGAAAGCGCTGAACGGCAAGGCCGTGGTGCCCCTCGATGCGTGCTGGGAATTGCCTGAAGCGTGGGGCGTAGACGCCGAAGCGCTCGGTTGGCGGCCCGTCGAGGTGCTGAAGGAATCCGAGAAGTTTCGCCAGTACTGGGTGGCAGGAAAGGGCGCCGACACGCGGCGCAGCGTCAAGGGCTGGCGACAGAGCTGGTCGAACTGGCTGGCGAACACCGAGAGGTACAAGCGATGAGCTACAAGGAGCGCACGAAGGCCGAACTGGCTTTGGTGCTGCCGGTTGGTCACAACTGCCCGGCACACGGTTGCCCGAACGCTGCAAGCACGTCTTTCGACGGTAGCCGCTGGGCCTGCTACTACCACGCCAAGGCGCCGTCTGAAGACTGGCCGAAGACCACCACGCAGATCCGCCAGGACTGGCCGGCATCGTGCAACTGGAATCACCCGGACAAGGTTGCATATGACGCCGAACTGGCGGCAAGGCGCATCGCAAATCGTCCGGTGCCTGCGAGATACGCCGGCAACATGGCGTCGATCATTGGTGACGTTGCATGAAGCGTCCAGCACACGACAAGCGAATCGTGCGCAGCCACGAAAAGCGCGCACTCATCGCCGCGGAGTTGGACCGGCACAGCACCGGCATCCACAGCGGCAATCTGGCTGAAGCTGTGGAGATGTCCTTCGACGCGATCAAGCACCACCTGGACGCGCTGCGCAAGGCTGGCAAGGCCGGCAATCACGGGTGGGGTCGATGGGCCGTGTGGTTCACGGCCAGGAACGCCGAAACGGCCATTGCGCAATACCGCCGAGAGCACCTGCCGCGCAACACGCCGGCACGGATCAGAAGCGAGATTTGGGAATGCCAAGACATGGAAGTTCGGCAGGTGTGCGTGCCGGCGCACACCGCAAAGCCGCTGCGCAAGCTGGGGCCGGCTAGCGTGTGGGAGATGGCCGCATGACAGGCGGTGTATCCACCCCAGCATCGATTGCCGTGCGCCAGCAGATTTTGAAGCTCGCCGCCAATGGCTACCTGCCGACGGCATTGGACGGCATGACCGCCCGCCAGGTGGCAGGGCAGTGCGTGTGGCTGACCGAACACGGGCAGTTGTGGACCGCCAAGACAGGACACCGCACGATCCGCTACTTCGCCACGAAAGCCGCCGCGGATGCGTATCGGAACAACACGCAGCCGGTGCTTACACGCAAGCCATCCGGGGCGGTTCTGAGTGCCGATGCGCCGGTAATACCGCGCGAGGTCAAGGTGACAGTTTGTCCGACGAGGTGGGCGTGATGCAAGTCGCCGCCTTGTTCGTGCGCGCGGACTCGGTCTACAAGACCATGCCCGGTGTTGATGCCTGGGACATAGAGCGCGATGCCCGCAAGTGGCCCGGTGGGTGCCCTGTGGTCGTGCATCCGCCTTGCAGAACTTGGGGCAGGCTGCGCCAGTTCGCCAAGCCACGCGACGACGAGAAGGCGCTCGGACCGTGGGCGGTCGATCAGGTTCGGGAATTCGGCGGGGTGCTGGAACACCCGGCGGAATCCACCCTATTCGCGCACTGCCACATGCCGCGGCCTGGACAGTTTCCCGACCACTTCGGAGGCTGGACGATGGCAGTCGATCAGTTCACTTTCGGCCACCGTGCCGAGAAGTCGACATGGCTCTACGTAGCCGGCTGCGAGCCTGACGACATCCCGTACTTGCCGATCCGTGCAGGCAAGGCCACGCACTGCATCCGACCGACGAAGCATTACCCGCGCCTGCCCAGCGTCACCAAGGCCGAGCGCGAGCACACCCCGCCAGCACTTGCTCACTGGCTTGTCGATCTGGCCCGCCGCTGCGGTGCGATGGAGATTGCCGCATGAGCGACTACCACGACGAAGCCGAAGCGCACGAACGAATGGCCAGCCAGGCCATGCGCCCGTACTGGACACGCCGCGGCGAGCGCCAGCCGGTGGATTGGGTGCGCCGGATGCTGCGCTGGGCGGTGGTGCTGACTGTCGCGCTGTGCGCTTTGGGATGGTGGGCCGGCAGATGAGCATCGACCTGCATGTGGAAGTGGCTCGACTAGAGCACGAATGGCGAAAGATGCTTGGCCGCGCCTGCATTGCCGAGGCGATGCTAGACAAGGTGATTGCAGAGCGTGACGCGCTGCGGGCCGCGCTGTCTGATGCGATTTACGAAGTCGAAGACTGGGCCGGCTACGCATCGGACTACTTCCGGAATAAACACGACCTCAAAGGCACGCTAGAACGGTTGCGCGCCTCACTTAAGGGCCAGCCATGAGGCACATCTGGTGGGTTCTGGTCATCGCCGCCTATTTCACCGGATGGGCGTTCTGGCGATGACCGTGACCCTGCCCTGGCCACCGCGCACGCTGCACCCTAACGCGCGCGTCCATTGGGGCAAGCTGCGGGCTGCGAAGGCATCCTATCGGCACGCATGCTGGGCACTAGCCAAGCATGCCGGTATCACATGCGATCCTGAAGGCAAGCCGCACGTGGCGCTTGAGTTCGTGCCACCGAACCGCCACAAACACGACTTGGACGGCTGCTTGTCGGCCATGAAAGCTGGGCTGGATGGCCTATCCGATGCGATGGGCTGCGATGACTCACGCTGGACGCTGAGCCTGTCGAAGTCCACGGAAATAGGCGGATTCGTGAAGGTGAGTGTCTGGGAATGAACAGCAAGAACCTAACCACTGCCGAACGCAACCACATGCAGCGCGTGAAGTCGCTTCCCTGCGCGCTGTGTAATGCACCTGGGCCAAGCGATGCACACCACATCGACCAGGGAAGCCACTTTACGGTGGTGGCCCTGTGCTACGAGTGCCACCGCGGTAACAACGGATGGCACGGGAACAAGGCGTATTGGCGGCTGCGCAAATGGGCGGAACTGGACGCGCTGAACGAAACGCTCAGGAGGTTGGCAGCTTGACCGAAGGACTCACGCCAAAGCGGGAGAAGTTCGCCCAATGCGTCGCGTCCGGGCTTGACCAGTCGGCGGCCTATCGAGCAGCCTTCGCTGTGCGCCCTGGTTCACTGCCATCGAGCATCAATGTCAACGCCTCCAAGTTGATGGCCGATGCAAAGGTTAGGCAAAGGGTCGCTGAACTGCGCGCGCCAATTGTCGAAAAAGCCGGAATGACACTCGAATCTCACCTGTCTGACCTTGAATCGCTGCGGGATGAGGCGAAGCAACTTGGCCAAATGGGCGCCGCCATCACCGCAGAGATAGCACGCGGCAGGCATTCCGGCGTGGCAGTGCCGGACAAGGCGGCGCCGCCTGGCGTTGCTGTGCAGGTCAACGTGTCGCAGGCCACGCCCGAGCAGTTGCGCGCCATCGCTTCACTGAAGCTGCCGAATGCTGCTGACTGAAATTCGCCCCGAGCACGTCCACGCCGCCCGGCAGGAATTGGCGCGGCGCTCCTTCGCCGACTTCGCCTGCATGGTGGACATCCCCACGGTTCCACTGACCGACGAAGCGGACGAGGATCAATTCAGCGTGATGCGGCTCGACTCGCTGGTCGATCACCACCGGCTGTTGTGCGAAACGCTGCAGGCGGTGGAAGCGGGCACGATACCCAACGCCATGTTCCTGTTGCCGCCTGGCAGCGCCAAGAGCACATACACCGATGTCGTCTTCGTGCCGTGGTTCATGAGCAGGAAGCCACGCCGCCACGTCATCCTCGCCAGCTACGCCAGCGACATCGCCGAGAAGCAAGGCAGGCGGGCGCGGCAGCTCATCAACAGCAAAAGCTATCGAAACCTGACCGGCCGCAGCCTGAAGGCGGATAACCGGGCGGTGCATCAATGGACGCTCGACAACGGTTCTGAGTTCATGTCGGGCGGCATCCTGTCGGGCCTTACGGGCAACCGCGCAGCGTTGGGCATCATCGATGACCCAATACGCGGGCGGGAAGCGGCGCAGTCGGCAACGATCCGCGACAAGACATGGGACGCATACACCGACGACTTCTGCTCGCGCCTGATACCCGGAGCGCCGCAAGTGATGATCCTTACGCGCTGGCATGAGGACGACCCCGCAGGCCGAATCCTTCCCGAGCGCTGGGATGGTGAATCGGGATGGTTCGACGGCAGGGACGGGCGCCGGTGGTTCGTGCTGTGCCTGCCGGCGATTGCCGACCGTGCTGACGACCCGCTAGGGCGCAAGATCGGAGAAACGCTGTGGCCCGAGTGGTTCAGCCTGGCGCATTGGGCGCCTTTCCAGATCAACGCGCGCACATGGGCTAGCCTGTACCAGCAAAAGCCCAAGCCGGGCGAGGGCGCGCGCTATCAGGTCGGCATGCTGCAGGTGGTCGACGCCATCCCTTCAGGCCCGGTTCAATGGTGCCGCGGTTGGGACTTCGCCAGCACGACAGACGGCGATTGGACGGTCGGCGTGAAGCTCGGGCGCCTGGGAGATGGCCGATGGATCGTCGCTGACGTGGTGCGCGAGCGCTACCTGACCGACAAGCGGGACGCACTGCTTCGCAACACTGCGGCAGCGGACGGCACCGGCGTACGGGTTTCGATACCGCAAGACCCCGGGCAAGCGGGGAAAAGCCTCGTTCTCTACATGACGCGGCAACTTGCAGGCTTCAGCGTGCATTTCTCACCAGAAACTGGGGACAAGATTTCCCGCAGCGAGCCGGTGGAATCGCAGGTGAACGTGGGAAATGTCATGCTGCTGCGCGCCACGTGGAACAAGCCGTATGTTGAAGAACTGCGCTCGTTCGACAGCGGCACGTATGACGACCAGGTCGATGCCACATCGCGCGCCTTCGCGCAGTTGCATGGCGTCGTGGATCAATCTCCCGCTGGGCTGCGGGTGCAGGGGCTGTGATGCCGAAGACGACGACGGCGGAGGGGGTGTCCGTCGAACTCACGAGGGAGGTTCGGCCGATTCAGGTGCCGTACCCATCACCACGCCCATCAATGACGCAGTCGACCCCCATGCGTGTTTGGGCGCGGGCGGGCTGGTGATGCTGCTCGCCGTTGCCATCCCGCCAGACGACACGCCGTCCAGGTCGACCGATCGCATCCTTGAGGTGCTATACGCCATCGACCCGCGCCCGGTTGAACGCGCACGAAGGGTTGACTTCGCCATGACGCTGATACGCTTGCGCATGCCCAGGGATGCGGTATGCGGTGAAGTTCAGCGCAAGTTCGGCGTCAGCCAGCCCACGGGGTGGCGGATTGTGGATATGGCTGTGGATATGGCGGGGGAACTGTGATGTTGACATTGGAGCGCATGGTGCTGTGCATGCAACTTGAGGCAGAGGCATGCAAGCGCCTAGGTTGCCACATCATGCGTATGCCCAGAGGCGTCAACGGTGAGTTGCCACATTCGGTGTCTTGGGATTGCATGGCACAAGCGGACTACGCTCTTGACGCACCGGACATGATACCGGGCGGCGGGCATTGGCAGGGCCATCGCCTATACCTTGATGTGTACGCGCCAGGCGAGATCATGCTGCATCGCGAATGACGCCCGAAGAAGAACGCGCGCTACTTGCCGCCACGGCCGCGCGGCTGGATGAAGACCTGCGCGAAGCGTATAACGAACTGGTGGCGCTGATCCGCGAAGGCGTGCCGGTGCGGCAAGCCGTGGCCCAGGTCATGGGCGAGGTGTCCGCAGACATGGCATCGGCCATCGCCATCGGGCTGTCGGCGGTGCTGGCGCAGGAAGTCACCCCTAGCGACGTGCTGCGCATGGGAGTGGGGACACTCCAGATAAGTGCTCGGCTGAATCAGGAAGCGCAGGAGGTTGGAGCCGTTGTGGGCGGCATCTTGGACGCACAGGAGCGCGCATTCTCTGACCTTGAAGCCTATGCGTTGGCGGTGTATCTGGCATATGCGCTGCGCAACAGAAACGGCACCGAAGCGCCACGCATAGACACGCGCAACACCGACATACCGCAGACCGTGAGACGCACGCTGCTGGGCACGTCCAGGGTGCAAGCGGCCATCGCCGCAGCATTCGCGGTGCTAGACAAGGTCGGCCTGAGTGAAGCGGCGCAAACCGCCGCATATCAATCCATCATCAAATCCATTGCGGTAATCAAGGTCGGCGTTGCCTTCGACGCGCTTGCTGTGAAGCTGCGCACAGCGTTTCTTGAGCGCTTAAGCTACGTCATGCGCCGACTAGCTCTGACGGAGTTGCATACAGCATTCACAAAGAGGCTGGCGGCGCTGATTTTGCAAGACGATGATGTGCAATACGTGCAGGTTGCGCGCGGCAGTAGAAACGCACCGCCATGCATGTGCGATGCATTCACAGGGCGTGATCAGTACGGCTTAGGCGCAGGTGTCTATCCAAAGAACGTCGCCCCGCTGCCACCGTATCACCCGAACTGCTATTGCTGGTGGAAACGCCGGCCTGATGTTCACGGACCTGCGCAGCTTGACACGAATGCAGACGCCTATTTTCTGCGCAAGCTCGGCCAACCGCTGGCGGCGCGCATTGCCGGTTCACGCGCGAAGCTTGAGCAGCTACTGGGCGGCGCGCGGCTTGAGGATGTTGCGAACGCTGGCCGGTTGCCGCAGTACAAAATCGGGCCTGCAAGTGCTACTTGACGACAGCCGACATAGGCGCGCTGGTGTTCGCATGGCTGGCATCTTGCGGCGCGGCCTTCGCGCTCGGTGCGCTGGCCGGGTGGTGGGCAGGCGCGCGCTCAGGTTCAAACTAGGGGGTTCGCACACATGCGGTTACAGGTTACTGTACGCATCGCCATGCAAACCATCATCAACCGCCTACGCGCCTTCATCGGCTGGCTATTCAGCGGCTGCTATGCACGCGAACTGACCGGCAAAGAACGCGACACGGCGCTCTCGCTATTCGATCAGCTTTAGAATCTTTTTCACCGAGCGCGACACGGCTCTGTCTCTTATGACGCCATGAAAACGCAAGACGCTCTTGAACTCGCGCGGCGTGTTGCTGCATGGGGCGACTTCATGACCGAAGAAGAAAAATCCTCGGCTGCGCTGGCCGAAGAAGCCAGCCGGGTGCGCGTTGAGCTTGCAAAGGTGCGCAATGCGTTGCGTGACCTGCGCGGGTGGGACGTGCGCGGCCAGACAATCGAGCAGACTTGGGACAACTTCGGCAAGCCCGGCGACTATGCGCGCTTGCTGGGCGAAACGCCGAAATGACCGGGTTGACCGGGCGCGCGTGGACCAGCCCTAGACCGGTGTTTCCACCGCCTCGCCAGCGACCGTAGATGCCTGCGCCGCCAGACCGCCGCCCGATGCGTGAAGTGGCGCCGAACGCATCTCAACGCGCATGCCCATGAGTTTGTAAGCCTTGGGCGCTTCAAACGGTGCTGGGTTGGCGATGGTGTCCACGTACACCCAGCCCTGCGCCTTGCGCACTGCGTCTATGGCGTCTTCCATCGTCAAAACGCCATCAAGTACCGCCGCCATGCCTTCGCTGTTGGCGATCTTCGCGCCAAAGACGATCATTGCTTCAATGCCTCGGTGTGCGTACTGCTTGCGAGGCGTGAGGCGGGTTAGCACGACGCGGATCAGCGGGTAACTGTCGGGGCTGATGTTGTCCTCTAGTTCCAGCTTGCACGACACGTCCGGGCCGTCCGGTGTATCGATCACTGCCAGGCCAGACACACCAGCGGCCAGCGCTAGGCGTGCGTTTTCCAGCGTCGTCATGACGGCTGTTTCGTAAATTGCCATTACGCACGCTCCAGAGGGATCGAGAACAGCGCCAGGCCAGCGCCTTCAACGTCAGCCTCGATGTCCGCCGCCGCTATGGCCTGCGGCAGCAGGATTTGCATCTGCTGTCGATAGGTCTTCAGCTTAGCCGTGAATAGGTCGCCATTGGCCTCAGTGTCGGCCTGGTTCTCCGTGGCGGTGATGATGTAGGTCTGCGTGATGGTCAGGCGCTCGGTCCAGTCTGCGGAAAATGTGCGCGTGCCGCCCATCAACTCCACATCGGCCAGCGCGCGCGTCTCTCGGTCTTCGGTGACGTAGGTCCGCAGGTAGGCGTCTGGGTATTCGTAAACGAGTGCCATGTCATGTTCCTTTGATGGCGCGGTCGCAGATGGCCGCGAATTGCCGCACAGCTTCCTGCGTGGCGTTTTCGTCGTATGGGTCACCCCTGTATCCTGGGTGCCATACGCCGCGCGAAAATACTCGCTTCCCAGAGCCTATGCTGTCGCCTCGGCCGTTATCTATCCAGCTCAGACGCTTCGCATATCGTGGCTTTATAGCGTGCGGACGTGTAGGCCGAAGTACAAAAATTGCATGTGGCGCGATGTCCCCATCGTGGCCGACTGTGATACGCATGCCGCTGTTCTCTACCTTCTTGAACAGCGATTTGTACAGCTTGCCGGTGCCGTTGACGCCGGGCGTGTGCCTGCCCGCGCCCTGTCTGAACTGCTCGTATGAGACATCGGACATTTCCCCGAGGACGCGCCGGCTGAATTCAGCAGGTAGGCGCCCTATCTCGACGACGACGCCGTCAAGGCCTGTGATGCGGATTGAGGTTGCCATTGGCCTACTCCGTGACCAGCGTGTAGCCGGTCAGTTGGGCGACGATGTTGTCGTTCGTGGCGTAGACGTCACTGGCGTCTACACCTCCTAAGCTACGCATGCGCCCGGTGACATCTTGCCACTCTGAATAGGTGAAGCCGCTGTCTACAAAGGTGTTGAACACGCTGCCGCCGGTGGTGGCGGAATACTCGACGGCGATGTTTATCAGCACGGTCGCCCCGTCGGTGAGCCTGAATTCAGCGATGTCGCCGACGGACCGCGCGGTGGTGTCCATAGAAGAGATGGTCAGTTCGATGTGCTTGTTGAACGGCGGCGGGCCATAGCCGAAGCTGCCGTTTTGCACTTCGAGTCGAGCGGCCCCGCTATTGTTGAGCCACACGCCATAAGGTGCACCGCTGACGGCGCCGAACGATTCCCACGCGCCGAGGTTCCATCGCACTTCAGGCACTACGGTAAGGCGGTTCGTGATGGCAAGCTCGATCTTTGCTGCCGCTGCTGCGCTGTTCGGATAGAACAGATAGTCATAGAACGCTGTGCCATCGCTGCGGGTCTGCACCAGCAACCAAAAGCAGGACCAATCGCCGCACGCCTTCGGGTTGTCCAGAAAGCCGATGATGCGCGGCTCGCTCTGGTCCTGGCCGATGAACTTCACCACCACATCGTCGCCGACCTGAAACGGTATGTTGTGGCAGTCCATGTATTCGAATTCAACACCGGTGAGCGTTGCGGCCTGGTTGATGTTCAGGCTTTGCGCCTCGGAGTAGGCGTCGGTGAGCGACACGCTGCCGGTGTTGGCCGGGCGGTTGATGGCGGTCAGCGTGCCGCGCCTGTAGGTGGGCCGCCACTTCTGCACGCCCGGCAGGATTGCCGCGTTGTAGAACGCCTGCTCTGGACTCATGAACTCGCGCGGCTTCAGGATGCCGTCACCGTACACCGGGTTCGCAGAGCCTGTCTTGGCGGTCCAGATAGCGATATTGGCGTTGATCTTGGCAATGCTGGAGTTCAACGTCGCCAGCGTGGCCTTGAGGAACCTGATGTCCGCGCGCTTGTCGTTCAGGCGTGTGCTGACCAGCGATAGGTTGTAGCTCGCAAGCTCGATCGCTGGTTGGCTTTCTGTGGCCTGCGCGTCGATGACTTCCTGCACGCCGTTGCTGTAAGCCGCCACCAGTGCCACTTCGTCGGCCTCTGCCGTGGTGATCTTGCCTTCCACCGTGACCTTGCGCGCTTCCTGCAGTGCAAGCTGTGCCGCCAGTGTCGCGAGGTTCGCATCCTTGATCGACTGCAACACCGTGCCGTCGCCAGCAGTCCATGCGCGTGCGCCCTCGGCGAGCAGGATCGGTCCGTCCTGTTCGGCTTCGATCTCGATGGTGGCGATGTAGGAGCCTGGCGCCCGGCCTTCGGTGTAGTCAACGCACCATGCATTCTTCGTGATCAGAGCCTGGAAGTTAAACCAGGTGTTGTATTGCTTCTGCGCTGTGGCGATGGCTGCCTTCAGCGTCAGGATCGTGCGGCGCAATGGTCGGTTGCGCGCGACCACCGACATGTATTGCTTGTACATGACGTTGTAAGCCGCCAGCGCTGCGGCCGCCGCAACGCCACCCAGCGACGGGTCGGCGGTCTGCGCGTCGATGATGGCCTGCACCGTTTCTGCCACGCTGACCTGAAGCTGCGCCTCGAATGCCTCATTGGTCGCCAGATTGGCCTGCGCGGTGATCAGTTGCAAGTCGTACTGGGCAATGGCCGCGTTCGCCGCGTCAATCAGTTGCAGCCGCTGCGCCTCGCCGAGGTCTAGCTCTATGGTGTAGCGCCCGTCCCCTATCTCGGCAGTGACCAGCGCGAAACCCATTCAAATCACCGGTGGACGTGAGCCGATGTCCATGTACGTATTACCGTCATCGGTGGCATAGACGTTCATGTAGGCCACGGTGAACTCGGTAGCCCCATCGGTGGCGACATCGCCCGGAATCATGATCCAGTCCACAGAACACCGCGCCCGGAATCTGTCCGGGGAAGTGGACAGCGACGACTTACCGCGCATCGGCCTGTAGAAGCCTTCCGCTGGGGTGTCGATGGTCGGGTAGGCGTCGGAGTAGCCATACACCTGCATGGTGTAGTTCGTCGCTCCCTCATCGATCTGGACAAGCAGCGTATCGGGGTCGGTCGGTGTGCAGGTGAACGAGCGTTCGATAGGCTCGCCGCGGCTCGTGGTGGTCTGCATGGTGATCGTGAACGACACCGCTTCTGTGATGGCGTCGAACTCGTCATCGGTCAACTCACCCGCGGGCATGGAACAGCGCAGATAGCATCGCTCGTCGGTCTGTATCGTGGCATTCCAACTGCTGATCGGAATGCGCACGATGCTGTCATCGTCTAGCGTCAGGTCCATGACGCTGTACACCGTCTGGCCTTCGATCAGGTCGTGAAAGTCGGTGGCGACGGTGGAATTGAACTCCCCAAGCGGGCCGACGAACTGCCCGCGTATGCCGCTGGGCACCGTGGCGACAGCATTGAATGCGCCGAGCGGGCTTGCGGCTTCGACGTAATGGCTAAGTGTCGGCAGCGATGCGGGATTCAGCCGCATCATGATCGAGCCGGTGCCGTTCGTCTGCCCGAACGTGCCGGATGGTGCACCAGCGCCCGGTGCGAGGTCAAACGTCCCGCTGCTTGTCGTGCCGCTGTTGACCGATGTCCGGTAGGCGCCGACCATCCGATAGTCTGTCGCGCTGGTGCCGGTGGACTTCGTGAACGATGACGGCACGGTAGGCGTTGTGCTGCCGCTGACCAGGCAGCACGAACCAGCGCCGGCAAAAGCGGTGCCGTTCGCCGCGGAGGTCACGCCCGTCGGAGTGACAACGAACGTGTCTACATCGGAATTTGCCGTTGTTACTGGCGTTGTGATCGTGTCGACGTTCTGGAAGACCTGATAGAACAGGCCCATCCGCTGCCCGAAGGGGTTACTCCCGCCGGACTGCGTCCATGTAAACGAGGTGGAACTGTCCGCGCTGGTGACCGTGGTCTTTGAGTAGACCGCTATCCGTTGTTCATACGATGACGAGTCGGTGTTGAAGTTCGACGTTGTGGCCAGCAGCGTCCAGCCGGAAAGCGTGGCCAGCGTGCCGCGCCCGTACACGAAGGCAAGGATCGTGTCATTGTCGGAAATCCCGGCCGGTGTGCTCTGCGCAATCGTCAGCGAACCGGAATTGAACGTCGCCGTTGTGCCGGCGATGAAGGTTACGTCGGCCACGGCCGATTATCCGATCGTGCAGGACACCAGCGCGAGCGGGCTGCCAATGGCGACGGTCAGCGTGTTGATCACGATCTTGCCGGCGACCGCTGCCGTTCCTGATTGCGTGTCGGCGCTGAAGTACACCGTTCCAGAACTGTCGGTGAGAGTGCCATAGGCCGCGGTGCCGGCAGCGACCCCCGCGCCGTTCGATGCCTGAGTGATCGTTAGTTGACCGGTGCTGCTGTGCACGGTCCCACACGGGTCAGTAAGCGTGATTGAACCCAGCAGCGTGTCGCCGCTGGTGTAGAGCTTCAGCAGGCCAGCAGAGCCGGTGTCGATCAGGTTCTTCAGCGCCGTGTGAATTGGAACCAGCGTGTTGACTGCGTGGAAGGTTGGGGCGCCAGGGGCGGGCATGTTCGTTTTCCTTCAGGCTGAAAGCTTTGACTTCACCAGCAGGCGGATGCGCGATTCCTTCGGCCCAGGTGTGTAGCGCTCTGGCGCGGCCAGGAAGACGCCGGACAGTGTGGACACGACAAGCAGCGGGTGGAGCTCAACAAGGCGTTCGACCGCTTCGTGCTGATCGGCGCTCTCGGTGTCCCATCGCATCTCGATGATGCGATCCGCTGCCGAATAGCCGCCGTCGTTGATCGACGCTCCGCCGTCCAGCGTGCGCGTGCGGCTGACGCGGCGTTCGACCACCTGGTAGGCGTTCTCAGGCATCACATCGAGCGGCACATGGCCGAGCACGTCGAATGTGAGGGCTGAAAGCGTGCTCATCATGGCGTCACGTCCCCAGCAGCATCGCCAGGCCCTGAGAGTTGACCTTGGTCTGTATGGACTTGAGGATTTCCCACATAAACGCCTCAAGTTGTGGTTGCAGGCCGGCGCCGTCTATCTTGATGATGGCGTCACCCTTGTTCATGTTCGCGGTCTGCGCCTCAAGGTTCTGGATTTGCGCTTCGGTCAGCTTCTTCTGAAGCTCGAATGCTTCGCGGCGCAGCTTGTTTTCTGCGTCTAGCTGGTCCTCGATCATATTCTGGGCCTGGAAGCCCAACTGGTCGAACTGGCCGATCTGCGCAAAGAGCGACTTAATGACATCGGCGCTTGAGTTGATCGTGTTGTCGAGCGATTCAAAGTTGCTCTGGATTCGCTTGGTGGTTTCTTCGAGTTCGGCAATCTTCAGATTGACGCTGAATTCGATCTGCTTGATACGCTCGTTGCTGGCGAGCTTTTCCATCTCGACGGTGAACTTCTGCGCCGCCTCTTCGGCCTTCTGCGTCAGTTCTGCGGACTTCTGCAGCGCCGCCGCCTTCTGGATTTCGATGCGCTCCCAATCGAGCGCGGACTTAGCGGCTTCCTTCGCCGCCTTGTCCAGATCGACGGTCTTTTCCTTCGTCGTCTCGGTCTTGTCGCCTGTTTCCTTTAGCTTCGCCGCGAGGTCTGCGTATTTGGTTGTCGCTGCCGGTGCCTCAGTGTTCTTGAGCTGAGTTTCCAGGCCCATGAACTTGTCGGTGGCACTGATGACGCCGGATTCAAACCGCGCCATGATTTCGCCCTGGCGCTCCAGGAACCCCGCACCGTCGGCGTTCGCCAGCGAGTAGGCGATGTTCGCCAGCGTCTCCCCGTAGACCTTCAGCGACTCAACGCCGATGGTCACGCCCACGGTCACGGCGCGGACTGCTTTTTCCAGAATCCACAGCCCGCCGCCGGCCGCGCCATCGGCACCCAGGTCGATGCTGAATTCCTTCAGCGTGTTCCACAGCGCATTGATAGCGTCGCTTACCGGGCTGATGTTGGCGCTGTACGTTTGGTTGTTCAGTGCATCGGCGAAAAGCTCGATGGCCTCTTTGCCTAGCAGCCCTTCCTTAGCCAACAGCCGTAAGTCTTCCTGCGGTACGCCGAGCGCTTCACTGAGGATGCGCAGCCCGCCTGGAATCTGGCCGATAGTCGCGCCCAGGTCTTTGACGTCTATGGTGCCGTCTCTGGCGAGCTTGATGAAAGCATCCAGCGCCTTCTGCGCTGTATCGCCGTCGCCGCCTATGCCCTGGACGGCTGCGCTGATGCCTGCGAACGCCTTCTCCGCAACCTCTGCGGAAATGCCGGTTCCTTCGAGCTTGATGAGAAAGTTTTCGTACTGCACCAGCGATTCGCTGATGTCTGTCTCTAGCCGGTTCGCCGTGTCGATGACGAACTGCAGCGCGCGTTCACTGTCTGCCGCGCCGCCGCTGACGTTCTCAAGGGCGATCTTGAAGTCGCGCGCCTCGGTGCCCACACGGGCGAAGGAAATGGCGAACGCGGCAATCGCAGCAGCAGCCACCACCGCAGTGCCGCCGGCAGGGCCGCCGATGCGCAGCAGCAGCTTGTCGATGGAATCCAGTACCGGCGCAGGGGCGCCAGCGTCTGCCGCCAGCTTGCGCAGGCCGTCGCCAACGGCAGTGACTGCGGGCGATGCTGTCTTCGAGTTCTCGCCGACCGCGCCTATCTTCTTGGCCGCCTCATCGACCGCAGTGCCGGAAGAACTCGCAGCGTCGCCGACGCCTTTCAGACCTTCGGCGATCTTCTGCGTTACGGCTCCGGTCTCATCGACCGAGCGGAAGATGATGTCTACGGCCTTGGATACGTCAGCCATCTAGCGCGCCCTGGCCTTGTCAGCAGCGGCGCGCCGCTCGTAGTGCACTGTCCACAGCGACAGTTCTTCGTCGGTCAGATAGCCCTGCGGGATCACATCCGGCCGGTGCTCATGGAGAAAGCCGCCGCGCGATTCAATCAGGCTCATGCTTGTGGCAAGTCCTGGGTCGTCTGCGAGGCGGCGGCGGGCTTTGCAAGGTCGAAGCCTTTGCCTGTCAGGTTGATGATCTTGGAGACGATCACCCAAAAATCCAGCGCGAAACGCTCGGCCAGCAGCACCGCTTGTTCAAGGTTCACCGTGGGATTCACCGAGCCCATGACGAACAGTTCCAGGCGCTTCGCTAGTTCGCTTGGCGTGGCCTTGGTCAGGCCGACGATGCGGCGCATGGCCTGCACTTCCACGCCCGCCTGCTGCAGCGTGGTGGCGACGGCGGACACCGTCGCATATTTCTGCTCGGCTTCCAGCGACACCGCCCATTCACGGGCGGTCAGCCCGCGCACTTCCCACTCGGGCGTTTCGCCTGGCTTGAAGAAAGCCGCCAGGTCAGGCACGGGCATCTTCTCCCGGCGCGGCTCCATCTTCGCCGCCTCGAACCTGTCCCAATCGAACTCGGACATTCAACCCCCTGCAAAAACAAGCCCGGTCAGACGCGGTTTTGGTTGCGCGCCTGCCGGGCCTAGAAAGCCCCGATCAAGGGACCGTAGGAGACAACCTCAAGAATCGTGATCAGTGCTGGCCTTCGCTGCGCTGATCGTGCAGGCCGCGGTGTTCTCTGCGCCCGCCGCCGGGAAGGCGCGAACAATGCCGAACTTGCCATTGGTCAGCGTGTACGCGGACTGCGTGCGGTCGCTGAAGAACTTGAACCATAGGAACTCGTTCTTCAGCTTCAGGATCGGGTCGCTGATGCCGTCCTGCAGGTAGCAGGTGAACGACCCCTGTCCGAGCGACGAAGACGAACTGCCCAACACGTTGCCGTACACCTGCACCGAACTTACGCTGTGCGAGGTTTCAGCAGGCACGAAGTCAGATGCCAAAGAGACATCGGTGAAGGCAGGCGACGAGTAGGACGCATAGACCCGCTTGGCAACCGATCCTGTATGGCTCAGTGGCAGCGCCGACAGCAGCGTTACAGAACCGCCCGCCTTGGTTTCAACGCCGGCCGTGATGACGGGGCCATAGTTGATTTCAAACAGGTCGCTGCGCTCTTGGTGCGTGCCGATGACCTGGAAAATTTCAGACGATGCGACAACCGCGGCCGAGACGCTAGACACGCGCACCTGGCCGATTTCGATTGACCCGACGGCGATGAACGGCGGCCCACCTGCGGCGCCGCGCGTTTCGCTGAAGGCGGTACTGTCGGTGCCGGCCACCGCAGCCAGCGCGCCGCCGCTGGTCACGGTCAGCGACGTGATCATGCAGATGTCAGTCGTGACACCTCGGCTGATGGTCAGTTCGCCAGCGCCCACCGAAGTCAGCACGCCGGCCAGGTAGCAGGTCAGCGCGGCCACATCGACCACGTCATTGACGGCGGATGCGTCTGGGGTGACCACACCGCCGGTCAACAGGCCGTTGGGGCGCACGACAGGCGCGGAACCAGACTTGCGGCTCCAAAGCGTTGCAGCGCTCTCGAAAGTTGTGTGATCGCCGCTGTCGGTCAGCAGCGTCATCGCGGTGGCGTTCTGCCCCCCTTCGTACTGCAGTTTTGCATTCTCACTGGTAGACATCTGTCACTCCGTAGGGTGTTGCTTGGGCGGTCTGCCGCGCTTGGGCGGTGCCGCGGCAGGTGGTGCAGGTTCAGGCGCGGGCGCTGGAGACTCGACAACGGCCACAGCCTGGGGCGGCGCCGAGAAGTAGCTGCCGGATGCGATGTACTCAAGCGCATCCACCGCCTCTACTTCGTGCGCCTTGCCCTCGGCGTCGTAGACCGTGCGCTTCATCAGTAATCGCCCAGGTTGATCCAGGTGATCGTCACGTTGCCCGACCAGGTCATGGTGGCGTCGGCGTCCACATCGGCCGTCGTGGCGAAGGCGCTGTTCAGGTAGGCGTCGATGGCCGTGCTGGTGCCGTCGAAGAACGCCGCCGCGGCCAGGGTTGCCCCCACTGCGGTGCCTGCCGTGTTGATCACCGTGGACGAAGTGAACGCCGTAGATGGCAACAGGTTGACCATCGTTGACGCTAGCGTCGTAGCCGATGCCGTCGCCGTGCCCACCGACACCGCACCGGTCGCTGAATTCAGCGTTGTGTCGATGGCGCTGGTGGTGGTCTGCTGCAGGCTTGCTGTGACCCCGAGCACGTAGATTCGACCTGCGGGGAAGTCGTAAATCTTCGTGCCCTGGTACTCCGTGCCATTCACCACTGCCTGTGCCAGCGCGGTGAGGGTCAGCGTCGTCTGATGTAGAACGCTTCCCGTCTCCGTCGCCACACAAGTAGCCCCCAAACCGATGGGCACCGCACCGACAGTTGCGGGGTTCGGGCCGTCAAGGTTGTGGGTTCGGACTTTGTTGACATTCGCGTTTACCGGGAGCGTCCCGGCTGCGTAGCGGGTTGCCATGTTGGCTTACCGCTTGGCGATGAACGACGAGAACGTGATGCCGCCGCTGCCGATGGTGCCGGCCACCAGGGTGTAAAGCCTGACGTAGCGGTAGAGGGTGCCGTTCTGTTCGTTGCGGAACGGGACCGCGAAGCGGCCGGTGGCGGTGGTGGCGTCGGCCGGATCAGTGGCGATGCCAAGCGGGATGTTGGCCAGCGTCACGCTGCCGGAAGCCATGCCCGCCACCGTCGAGCCTTCGAGGTGAATGGTGTACTTCTCGTTGCCGCTGGCGACTTCGATGTCTGACACGTCCAGCACGACGAAGCCGTCGACCAGGCCCTGGCCCAGGTCAAGGATTACCGACTCGGTCGCAGTGGCGCCGACCGCCGCCGAAGCCTTGAGCTCCAGCGCGTCGTCGTACATGAATTGGCTGTAGAGATTTGCCATGATTTCGATTCCTCGTGTGTGGGGTGCTCAGGCGACGACTGCGAGGTCACCGATTTGGTACAGGCGGGTGGCGGCGCGTCCGTTGAACATGCCGAATCCGCAGTACCACTCGACGCGCGTTCTGAAGGCCGGCGCGGTTTGCAGCTCGCCCAAATCCCGAACGTCGATGCCGCCGTTTTGCAGGCCCAGCACGCCGTCAGAACCCATCGACAGCACATAGATCGAGGTGGCCGT